TCGGCTCGGCTTTGACTTCCGGCGCGGGCTTGACCTCTGCGACCTTCTCCGCGTTGCGGGCCTTGATCTGATCGTTTGCCTTCTTGATCGCATCCATGGCCGTTGCGGCCGGCTTGTCCTCAACCGGCGCGACGGGCTTCTCGGCAACCGGCGTCTGCGAGCCGAGCGGCGTCGAATGGGTCGCGGTATCGGCCGGAATGGGCGCGCCAGTGCTTTCGGCAGGCGCGGGAGCGCTGCCGCCGTCGAGTGCAACGTCGGTCATGGAGAAGTCCTTCGGTCTGAGCGAATGCTAGGAAAGCGCCGCTTTAGCCCGGCGCAGGCTGTTCACGATCTCCCCACGATCCGGCTTTACCGGAACGCGAGGCTTCAATTTCTCATTGCCGACTTCCACGTAACCCTCGCGGCGCGTCACCGCGCGAAAGGCTCGCTTGGAGTCGTACATCTTGCCGTCCACATGCTCCAAGGCGGGCATCGTGTCGGTGATCACCATCGGAAAGCCGAGCCCCGACCGCGCGACCTCAACCGGCTTGAAGCATTCGGCGGGCCATGGCTGTTCAAGGGAATGCCAGCCGCCACATGCGCGGCAATAGCGCTCGCTCATGCCGGCTCCTTTTGCAGCGCTGATTTCTGCTGGAATGCCTGATCAGCGTGCGCCATCTGCTGCTCGGCCTGCTCAGACTTGATTTGCGCCTGCTGCTCGGCGCTGCGGGCGTTCAAGTCCGCCTGATGCTGCCGCGCCGCCGCATCGATCTCCGCCGACTCGCGCTTGAACTGCATTTCGGCGGCCTTCATGTCCAATTCCATGCGCTTAAGCTGCATGTCGGCCTGATGCTTCTGATCATCGCGCGCCGCCTGAGCATTGATAATCGCGATCTTGGCCTGTGCTTCCTCTTGCTTGGCCTGCCGCTCGATCTGGCGATCTTCCTGATCGGCTTGCAGCTTGGCCTGCTCGATCTGCGCTTTCTGCTGCAACTCGGCTTGCTTCATCTGCATTTCGGTCTGCGAGCGCTTTTCCTCGGCATCGGCCTGCTTCTGCTCGGCCTGCTGTTGCGGACTCGGCTGGCCGGCCTTCTGCGCCATCTGATCGGCAAATTCCTCGATTGCGCCCTCAAGCTCACGGCCGGCACGGAACGGCGCGACCGCGAATTTCAGCACCTCGCCGGCAAACGTCGCCGCGCCAGGTTCAACAGCAACCAATTGGCCCAACTGCTGCAACGTGCCGCCCAGCACCTGCATGAACTCGGTGCGGCGCTGCTTCTCCGCGTCCTCGTCCGGCTGGATCGTGCTGTCCGTCTCGATATCGAGCACGAACGGCCGCAGTTTCTGATCTCGCAACAGCTTCATGACCTGCTCGACGGTCGGCGTCTGCTGCAACTTGTCGATCTGCGCTTTCGCCTGCCCGATGATCTGCTGCCGGGCCTGTTCGATCACCTGCTGCGCCTGCTGCGGGTTTTGCTGCGCCTGCTGCATCAATTCCGGATTGGATTGCGCCTGCTGCAACTGCTGCTGGAACTGCTGTTCCGCCTGCTGCATGATCGCCGCCGTCTGCTGCTTGATATCGGCGTCGGTCGGAATCTCCATCTGCGACATGGACAACAGCGTGTCAGGGCTGAAATTCTCGGCCATGATCTCGGCGGCAATCTTCGTCAGATCCCGCGCAACCCGCACCAATTCAGCCTGTTTATCGCGAATGCGAACCGAACCGTATTGGCTCTTGAGCTGCTGCGCTGTCGCCGTCTCGCTGGCCTCCGTCGATCCGCGCATGATGTCCGACAGGCCGACGATCTCGTAAACATCGTTGATCACCTGCTTGCGAAGCTCAACCAGCGACGTGACGGCCTGCACCACGTTTTCCAGCGGCCACCAGACAACCGGCTCGCCGCTATTCGAGCCGAATGCCGCCCAATTACTGATCGGCACAAGCATCTGCCGGTCATCATTCGACTTGATGGCCGTCTCGACCGCCTCGCCAATCTCCGACACGCCGGCCGGATAGAATCCCCTCACCTTCAACGCATCCGCCAGCGCATGAATGCGTGACGTAAGTTGGTTCACTTCCTCAAGCTGATCACGGTAGTAGACGATATCCGGCACCGGCACCAACGAACGGCGCTGCAAAGTCGCATAGGCCGGGCGCGGGCACGGGAAGAAGCCTTCCAGTTTCAAATGCGGCTCAGCGTCGTCGAGCAGAACGTCAACGCCCTCGGTCACCCAAACAACGCGGTTCTCGTCCTTCGACCAGATTTCCCACACCTTAGCCTTGGCCCGGTTGTCGGCCGCTCCGTTCTCCTTGTCGTCCTTCCGAACCGTATAGGCCGCGTCCTGGTATGCCTTGCCGCTCGATTTGCTGAACCGTTTACGCATCGCGCGCTTGGTCAGATAGCCGGCCGCCGCAACCCAACCGACTTCCGGCCAATACCTCACCGGCTCGTGCAGGAAGTCCTTGCGGTCCTTGAACTCGATGCAGGCGCGTTCAGTCGCTGTCTCGCTGTCAGCCTTTGTCTCGTAGCGAACCCAAGCAACGCCGCGTCCCGAGATGTTCAGATCGTCCCGGATCAGCTTCATCACGCTATCGATATCGGTAAGCTCAAACCCGACAACGGATGAGCGTTCCAACATTTCCGACGCCACGCGATACAGCGGGCGCCGATCCTTGAACCGTGGCACCACAACCGGCACGGGCGGACGGCTATAGATCGACGGCCCCAGCACCTGAACATTAGCCCAGAACAACTGAAACTGCCGATCCCGCGCGACGTTCGCCAGCTTGCTCAGATCGCCATAGAGCTTATCGATGTTGTCGGCGCGGTTCTGATAGTCATCGAACGCGACCTGAGCAGCCCTGATCTGCGCCAGCCATGCACGCGCGTTCTTCGGCTTGATCGCGGGATCAAGCTCATCATCGCCTGCTGCCGGTTCTGACAGTTCTACGTCATCGATCAAATGCGTATCCTTGTGCCCTTGCTTTCCGGCACGGGCGGAATGATGAAGCGGCCGGGAGGCGGGATGATTGGCTTCTCAACGGCCGGAGCCGGCACGTTGCGCCATGACAGCGCCAGATAGCGAAATGCGTCCGCCAAATGGCTTGTCCAATCGTGGACCTCGCTCGCCTTGAATGCCTTCTTGTCGTCGTCCCATTCGCGCCGGTACTGTTCCAGCGCCGATAATCCGGTTTCCTCGCAACGCGGATGAAACACGCATCGCGCCAGCGTCTGACGAGCGGCGTTGATGCCGTCCAGTTTCGTCGCGTTGGGCACAAGCTCAGGCCGCAGCCCATAATCGCGCATAGTCTCAACGCGCGTGCGGCCGGTGCCCCATTCCTTCACCTTGGCGTCGTGCGGCACGAAGTCCGCGCCAGCCTTCCAGCCGTATTGCTCCGTCCGCTTGGCGACCACATCGGCATAATGATCGAGCCCGACACCGGATGCCGTGTAGCAATCCAGAACGAACACCTGCGTTCCGACGACCTGAAACCACCAGATGCTGGTATCGTCGCGAACGCCAATATCCCACGCCCGATGCACCATGCGGTCAGGCAGCGCCTCAATGTCGGCTATTCGCCCTTCCTTGCGAACTGCGACCATCTCACGGGCATAAAACGCGCCGAGAATTGCGGCGTTGAAACTGCACTCATATTCCTGCTCGAACTGAGCGCGGCCCATGTCCTCGCCGTAGAGGGCGATATACTCGCCTAGACTTTCCTCGATCTGATCCGGCGATAACGCCGCTGTGTCGTGGATGCTCAGGAGTTCGGCAAACCAGCGCGGGTTATTCCGCGCCATCTCGTACATCGACTGGGCGTGGTTGCGGCCGCGCGGCGTGGTGATGAATGCCGCCCAGCCGTTGTTTTCCTCAAGCATCGGGCGGATGTAGCCCCACGCGCTCGGATTGGACAAAGCGAACTCAGATGACGTGAAACCAGCCACGCCAGCACCAACCAGGCTGTTATATCGATCAGAACCGACAAGCTGCCACGTTGACCCATTGACGAAGCGGATGAACATTTCCTGCTCATTCGTCGCCTCTCGCAATTCCAGCGGGAACGCTTCATCAATCCGCCGCTTGCCAGTGTGCGGGTTCACCGCAGCCCATAGCGCCTTTCTCGCTTGCGCGTACTCCGGCAGTCCATGCCAGTACGTCGCAGGGCGCTCAAACGCCGCAACCGCCGTCCGGTGCAGTAGCACATCATCCTTGCCCGCCCGTCGATGCCAAATAGCGATTGCTCGCTTGCCGCCCCGTTCCAGATAATCCCACAATGGCCGCTGATACGACCGTGGCTTCCAGTTATGAGGAAGCCTGATCGTCGGCATAGCGTTGGATCACCACCTGCAACGGCCCGTCATTGGCGCCGGTCACCTGCATCGGCAGCACCTTGCCGAGCAGCGCCATGAATGGGCCCGGATTGCTATTGGCCTGAGCTTGTAGGTACGTGGCGATATCGCCGTTCCCGGCTCTCTTGGCGGCCTCTAGAATGGCCTCCTTCAGCGAAGTGGTGACCTTGTTCGGCGTGTTCTTCTGCCGGCCACCAGTTTTCTGCCGTTTGGGCCTATCTAAGTTAGAAACCACATCGGTCCCACGCGGTCTGAGCGCGTGCTCCCTCGTTACTTGATTGTCTCTCGCAACAGATCGATTGCGGCCTGCTGCTCAGGCGTCTTTGGCGTATCGTCCACGATCTGATACGGCAGCGCGACGAACCGATCCGGCCCCCGCGTTGCAACCGGCCCATCCTGCGGAACACGCGCCACGACTCGCTCAACCAGTTCTGACGAGCGCGGAGCCGGCACACCCGGCTTGCCCATCATGTGGGCAGTGCAAGCGTCGATATGCTGCTGCACGGCAGCGGCGAACTGATCGGCTGGGCCTGATTGTGATAGCGGGATTTGGATCATCTCAGCACAGCCTCGGCCACTTGGAACGGCAGCACCTCTCCGAGAACCGGCTGCGGCACTTGCCAATCCTTGAACTGGTCGCGCCAGATGCCTTCGCCGGGGTAGATATCTCGCGCGGCACGGCAAACCAGATTACCTTCACGATCGCGGAACTCATGACCTTCGAGGAAGCGCGACTTCATCCCCATCCCCTCAAAACAAAACCGGGTCAGCCAGCCGAACCGCAAGCAACGCGCGGCTCGGTTTCGCTCAGCCGAGTGCGGAGCAGATAGCCTTCAAGCGCCCAAATCTTGGCGCGGGCGTTGTCATAGGAAATGCGGCGACCAATCTGCTCATCGAAGTTTGCGGGCGACGCAGCGGCACTTTCGCCAATCACCGAATAACCGTTCTTGAGCCCAAGACGGCAGACGGTCACGGTCGTGCCGGGAAAGCGGTGGTAATCGCACGTCACAATCTGCGCATCGATATCAGCAGGCGTCAGACGCGGCGCGTTCAAGCCCTTGGTCTTGATCTCAGCCTCAATGGCTGCCTCAGATGCACTCGTTGGCATTGGTTCTTCCTCTCATGGGGTGGTTAAAACAAAACCCCGCCTGTCGGGGCGGGGTCTAAAACGCGAAACGCCCAAGGCGTGAACCTCGGGCGCATTTCGTCAGCTTCTATTTCGCATGGCAACTGATTTGCAGCGATTTGTCAATACCGAAAAACGTCACCAGCTTATCGAGGCCACTTTTCAACACCCTCAACGTTTCGAAATCCGCCACTGGCCTATCGAGGATGACGTGCTCTTTGACAGCGCGCGGCGCTCGATTGCCCGCCTCGCCGCACGCCTCAAATGCGCGGCGGCTTCGCTCCTTGATTTGCTCCGCTTCCTCCGATGTTATTTCCCGGCCATTAGCGCCTCGCTGGTTCGTTAAATCTATCGCCCGTGGGTGCGGACTCTCCGCGTCGTAAACCGCACGTAGCGCCGCCGCAAGGCGAGCGTATGCCTCGCCAGCTTCCTTCTGTGCTGGCGTGATGCCGCCACGTAGCATCAACCGCCCAAATTCGGATTCGGCATCGCTCATCTCGCGAAACTTCACCGGCACCGTCCGGCGATGCGGCTGAGCCGCGACTTGCGCCTTCGGATTAACGTAAGTTTGCGCCAACCGACCACTCGGCTTGCGTCGTCCTGATTTGCGCGGTCGTCCGACCATGATGGAAATTGCCCCGTTTCGTTTCGTGATAGTCTGACGCATCCACACTAGGCCCCTATTCATGGGCTAAACTTCCATTTCGTTACCGCCAAGCATTTGCCTTGCCGATCTCATCGCGCCTTTGACGCAATGCAGGAGGTCACGCAAATCCCGATGATCTATTCCGTGGATTTCCTGCCCTTCGCATTCCAACCGGACAAAGCACGGATAGGGTCCGCTGATATCAATTTCGAACCGTCCTGCGCTAAAATTCATTCGTGCCATCGTTCACTCCTCGAAGTTAAGCCACCCTCCCGCGACCAGCGGATGCCGGGTCGGGTCATGCTAATTCCCCATGGAGCGCAACTGCGGGACGGGCACATTGCCATGCATCACCGGATCGGCCGGCTGATATCCAGGTGGCCATTCGGTTCTGAAATACCAGCCGCCGTTCCGATCTCGCGGCGCTGATTTGCCT